ACTGTCATTTGACTGAGGGGCCAAAGTATGCGCCCCACCATTCACACCCTTCTGGAAGTTACCATTGCTCTCGTCCAGTGTTTCAGTCCCAGAAGCGTTAGTTCCTAGATCAAAGGTAGTTGCACTAAAGCCAACAGCACCGATAACGCCACCGCCTAGCTTTGGGCCAGTGACCTGAGTTGCCGCTATATGAGCCGTATCAATACTGCCATCTGTATAGTGCTGAGAATTAACAGCATCGTCAGCAATGTCAGCAGCTACAATGTTTGTAGGGCTTGATTTGCCAGAAAGAAAACCACTCATTATCTACTCCTATGTCTGGCTTAAAAAGCTAACAGTTGCTTCAAGGGTTGAAGTGGCATTGCATTTCATTTGAATTGCATCGCCAGCCCCTAGAACTAGCTTGCCTTGAACTACTGAAAGTGTGTCAGCAACTGGAATAGAGATGCCTTTGACAACATAGCCATCATCACCTGATGCTCTCTCAACATACACATCCAAAGTTCCAGCATTTGAAGCGTGTATATTAGCGACCTGTAATCCAATGATTGTAATGATTTCTGACCCACCAGCAGTTACAGCACTATCGCCTAAACTTGTTGTAAGATCGTGATTTACGCCTTTTAAAGTATCTGCCATATTAACCTCCTAATGCGAGCGTTAGGCCAACGCCTACGCCACCTAAATTGCTGAGTGATGTAGACGCACTCGCTACGTCTGATAGATTGTTTGCTGCTAATAAATCGCCAAAGCCGTGATCAAAAGCATTTACAACATTCGTGCCGTCATGACGTAGGAACATTGTCTTTCCATTCGGGATTGTGATGCCATTACCTGATGCGCCAATTATCCGAACGGATTGACCGCCCGTAGTGCCGTTTCTTATAATATATAGTTTAGCAGATGTCGGGACCACCATATCTCGCGTCGCATCTAAAGTAGAACCCCCGGTTAAATTGATAACCATATGTCGGGCTTCATCGTCTGAGCCGTTCGCGGTGGTTAAAGCATCATTACCGTTTGAAGCAAAAGCTACATTAACTGTTCCTGATATAGCAGACTCTAATATATCATACTGCGTATTGGTTGTGGACCCCCAAGACCCGCTTTGTTCGCCTGTACCAATCTTTTCAATTCGTAACTCTGAGGTATATGTACTCGCCATTACGCGCTCCTACGTGATAATCTCGCCCCAAGATGGGGACTGTGTTGTAGATATTGTAGCCCAAGAAGGACTCTGTGTGGTATCAAAATCGGTCCATACCAGCTCTTCACCACATGCGCTAATCGCTGATGTGCCTGTCGGGTAAATATTTGCATCTGCAATTGTGATAACGGGTGAGATAGCTGTTGTCCCGACCAATCCGGTAACAGAAAGGTTGTTATTGCTAATCGTTGTAAGCGATCCAATAGCACTTGTTGCCGCCGAGCCAGTAACTGTAGTGTTAGCCGCCCCGGATACTGACACTGTGCCAATTGCGGAAGTGCCGATATTGGTGGCCGCAGAGACGTTAGCCGCAGCATTAACTGTTTCGTTGCCCAAAGACATAGTTGCAACAGCAGGAGTGGTGACTGATGTAGATACATCACCGAAGCCCCATGTGGTGCTGCCGAAGCCTTTAACTCCCCATGCCATGTCAATTCACCCATGTCAATTAAGCGATCCTAATGATCGCGTTACTTGCGTCAGCGGCTGGAAAGACGATTGTAAAATCTCCTGCCGTTGATGTCTTATCTGCACCAAAATCTAACACCAGAATGGCCGCGTCACTTGCGTGGCTATCATTATAAAGAAGAGCGCCTCGCGCTGTAATAGTAGCGTTCGACCATGTCTCGTCCGCAAAATCTGTTAACGCGGTAGTGCCAGATAGCGTAGGTGTCACGTTAGTTAACGCCTCACCTTTTGCTACATAGTTAGTTCCTGAAACCTCGTTGCTGGTTGTATATGCTGTGGTTGCTGCATTCAACGTAGCAGAACTTGTATATAAAGCTGCTCTGATTGTGTGCTGCCCAGTCGTGAGATTGTGTTCTGCCTCCATTAGCTCTTGCTTGAAGGAGGAGCAGAGTGCTTGTGAAATTGCCATTACATTGTATCCTTTATCTCAGCCGTCAAATCGGCCCTAACAGTTACTCTTTCGCTCATCATTGCTTGACGCATATAGAATATAAGTATTGTACGCAAATTATCTCTATATGCCAATGCTTGTGCTTTAATAGGCTCAGGCGCGTTATCTCCAACACGCATAATCTTATCTAAAGCCATCTCAGCCAGCTCTTCAGCGTTATGCCCGCGATGAGATGTAGTGTGAACCATAACGCTGCCGACCTCTGAGTTCATATTTGGTTTTATCATCAAGTTATCGCCATCCTTGTTTGGCCCGATCTGTATGCATCTTGACGGTTCTTTCCGTCACCAAGTTCTTTGAGCTTGACCAACGCCTCTTTATACCTTGTGTCGTATAATTGGAGTAAATCAGGCTCCCCCTTCATAAACGTATAAGCCTCTACCAAAGTTCCGTAAAGAAGTACCGATTCGCTTTCATCACCGAGCCAAGTAGTCCCGGCAGTAACGATGGTTTCTGGTTTGTAAAAATAATTCAAAACTAGAGATAAAGCACCGTTTGGTGTAGGCGCTAGGCACATAGTATCCTCATCCCACAACGCGTAATACCTAGGCGCACCTTCTGTAGATATCTTTGGAAATGCTTCTCGAAGAAAATTAACATCTTTATTTAATAGATGTGTGTAGCTTCCAGCGCTATCAATAACGGCTAAAGAGAATACTGATATGAAATCAGACGGCGTAGCTAAAAATCTATTAGATGCGGTTGTTACTCCTGATTGTGTCTTACGAAGAGCAGGGAGCTGTACCATCTGATAGATGCGATCTTCCGCTTGTTTGACAAAGGTAGGTATCTCTGCGACGAAATCCGTCTCAGTGTTCTCCGTATAAGTCTTTACCGATGCGACAAGTTCAGCATAATTCATGGTCTATACCTTGAAATTAGTCCCTTTGGTAGCCGCACCCGCGCCTCTAGCTTTAGTTGTTGTCTGGTTAGTAGGCATTAGTTTAGAGCTACCTGCGCTGGCTATGCCGCCGTGAGCGTAGCGTTTCTGCTTGGCTTGAACATTACCGCCTTGAGCATACCCGGCTGCTTTCTTCATTTTTCCCGTATTCATTGTATTTCCTGTCTTCATCATGTTTCTTGCATTCATCATAATAGTTCTCCTACGAGGTTGTAACAGTTACTGAGCCAATAGTGGCAGTCATCTCTAAACTCTGTTCAGCTCCTACCGGGTCAAACCCGAACAAACTTTGGCTCTCAAGTTGGCCTAGATCAGGTCTGGGGTCACGAAGCGTCTGAGGATCGTACACTCTAAATCGTCCTAACTGTAACTGCGGATGATCTGGGTTCAAGCAAGGGCCGCACACTCGCAAACCATTACGCCGCTTATCTTCTACCTCGTAATTCAACTCAGCCAGATCATAACGAAATCCGCAACGATCACAAAAACCAAAGGCGTGTTTACCTCCTGCAAATTCCGCACTGCTCATTAGGTCAAGTCCACATCAATAAAGTCTTGTAATGGCGTGAATACCAAATTCGCTTTTGTCCGATCTTCTGATGCCGCTAACTCATACGCCTCTTCATAAAGTGCCTTGAGAACAGGCATACGTTGCTCCAGCTCAGGGCGTTTTAAAGCGATATTGAACGCTAATCCACTAATAAGAGCTGGGATAAAGCGCTCTGGCATATCGGCGTTGTTAGTGTTGTCCCCTGCGTCTTCGATGCGCCGTACATACCAATAACAGAACGTCTGGGTTCCGTCATTTGGTTCTGGGTACAACGTAACGGTAGCGCGGTTCTGCCGATCTACATACATAGATGTAGGTCGAGCGGAGGTATTTTTGTTAGAAGTCTGGGCGTAAGTAGAGACAGATAGGCGGGTTAGGTTGTAGTCCGTCTGTGACGCGCCCGATCCATCCCTAAGCACTGCATCAAGCACATCGACACAGTCATCGGCCAGAGAATATGTCTTAGTCCCAGCCACCAAAGATATAGTGGCCTCCTTAACGGTCCAGAGGTTAAGCCCACGGTTAACCCAGTCTAATAGCATAATGTTCAAGCTGCGCCGCGCAGAGCGCAGATCATAACCTGTACGCATCTCGGTCCCGGCGCGCTCATAGGCTTCCTCACAGAGCTGAAGGATATCTAGCTTGAAAGCTACTGCGCCACTGGTTGTGGGTGCTGCCATTAACCTATCTTCCTTCTTGGTCTGTTCAAGTTGCCCCTAGCGGACATCACACGAGTATTGTTCGACGAATTGTTACGAGGGTTATTATCCTTATGGTCTATATGCTTACCGTCACCTTTGCTAACTCTACCTGAAGAGATAGCCGCAGCGCGAGCCGTGTTTCGCCCAGCGCGATCTTTTTTTTGCGTCGAAGTACCGTGATAATCTCGGTATTCTCTTTTATAGTCCCGTTTCTTCTTCATTACGCATCCTCAGACAACAATCGGCCTACGTTCCAGCGGAGACTATTGTAGCCTCAACTGGGCCAGTTCCTGCCGTCGTAATTGCCAAACGAGTAGCAACTGTAGGGCTAGTGTACCCTCCAGCGAAAGCGCCAGTCTTGCCTGTAATGGTCGCGTTCGTGAATACTAATGCGCTGGATTCAACGAAGTCCTTTGCCAAGACATTGGTGAAAGTGTGCTGTACAGCGTAAGTGGCCCCAGCAGAAGTACACCCGATCTGTACATCAAAAGTTGACGGCCCACGATAGTTAAGCACTTTCCATCCACTCTCACACAAAGCGGCTGTACCAGCAATAACTGCGTCCGCTCCAGCACCCGAAGCGGTTATACGGTCAACTCTAGCGAAATTACCTGCCGTTGACACCAGCGCGCCTGATCCTCCAGTTATAGCTTCCGTTAGCGGGTTTCCATAACGATCTTCACCTATGAAGGTGATTGTGTCACCGCTATCGTTTCCTGCGTGAGTTGTGTCTACTTTTTGAGGTGTTGGGAAAGTAACAAACCCATTAGTACCCACTTCGCAGTTATCAGTAACTGCGGCAGAAGAGGTGATGCTGCTAATAGTATAGAATCTGGAAGAGCCTAAGACTGTTAGCCCAGCATCAGGGCCAGTTATTGTTTCAGCAAGACGTTTCTTATCGGCACCTGTTCCGATAACTTCGAAAGTTATGCCTGTGTTATCTGAACCTGCAAATATTTGAACAAAGACACCTTTGCGACCACTAAATTCAGTCCCAAGTGCGCCATTTAAAGCCAATGCCGCAGCAGCGCCAGTGGTTTGCGCTAAACAAATACCGTTTCTGTCGAACCCGGTAGTAAGCGCGCCATTGATTAGAAAGTCCAATCTAGTGGCTAACAGTGTCTCAGTCGTAGATATGCCGTCTGGATCAGCGCCTGTAGGGTTTAGAGTGATGACCATAGGTTTAGACATCTTTATATCCTCTTCAGTAGTTTAGTAGGGCTACGGCTTCACGGATTTAGCCTTTGATTGGGGTTTTGCCCTAGACGCCTTCTTAGGTTTTAGAACGGGAACTTCTACTTCACCTTTGCCCGCTGCTCTAATCCATGTAGCCGCTTCTTCACGACCACTGAAGGTTTTCACTAGAGTCTCGTCATCTGGACCGCCGATTACCTCGACGGCCCATTTATCCCCAACCTTAGTTAAGTTGGTTTGCATAACGATTATCGCTCCTTAATTACATAGATATAATCAAAATCCGCAGTCTCTGCTCCGGCGGCTCCGTTTATATATCCGAAACCAACTGCCATTTCTGCTGCGGGTACGGTGATGCCTGTCATAGTTGTTACCAAGGCATCATCTACAAACAATTGAATGGATGTACCGCCGTCGTAATAAGCGGCCAATGTGACAAACGTATCATCTGTCAATGTCACTAATGTAGAGCTGTCTGAGTCGGTGGTGTCATTGTCATTGTTAAAGTAAACATTTGCAGAGCCATCTACACTCTCAAATATATAACGCATAGTAGCGTCATGAGGTGTGGTGTCTGTGGAATGCAAACCTATAAGCCAGTCACTTTGAACAGCGTCGCCGACAGAGAGACGGCACTTCATCCAAGTCTTTTTTCCGCTTTCTAATTTAAATGTTTCAGAAATCCACTCAGCATAAATTCCGTCATTCTCATTAGCGGCTGTGGTGACACGAGCTATACCGCCATCTGCATCAGGAACAGTAATAGCAGAAGTGCCTGATCCAGCAGAAGTAGCAGTTAAAGTCCATTGAGCCGCGATGGGTGTGGTATCAAAGTCGTCCCAATATGTATGGTACTTAGTAGGGTCTAGTACACCCAATTCATAGAGAGGGTTACCTGTGACGACGTTGGATACGCCACTAGAAAAGTGTGTTGGCATCAGACAGTTCTCCTATATAAACCAGAACCAACATGAGGTCAGTTCTATCAAATGCAACTACATTGTATGGTGATTTAAAATAGATTGATACCCTAAATATTGATGGGGCAATATATGTACTATTTGTGTATTATAAAAAAAGCGCCGGACCCGAAGGTCCAGCGAGTTTATTTGGGAGTCTGCGCTACATGAACAGCGCAATGGCCTGTATGACACAAAAAAGGGGAGCCGTAAAGGCTCCCCTAATCTGTACTTCCTAATTAAATTAAGAAGAACCGGGCGATCCGAAGACGCCGAGATAGTCGGAAACGCCAAAGCTGTAGCGCTCACGAGCTTTGTACCTGACGTTGCCGCTGTCGAAATCGCCATCCATAGAAGTGGACATAGCGACACGGTTGAAATATTTCAGACCGTTAGGAACATCGGTTTTCAGGAACCAAGCATTGGTGTCCGTTAGGTAGTGGTTGATGCAATACCCATCACGAATTGTGCTGTTATGCACGATAGCGTTGATGTCGTTGTCAGCCACACCCGTCTTGAACTGAGAGTTCAAAATACGGGTTGCAACAAACTGCAAGTTGGTTGGAATAACCAGCTTAACAGGTTGACATGCAACCTTCAGGCCACGTTCGTCCGTGTAATTGCTAATCTGAATGGTAGCGTCTTCAAGAGACGTTTCATTCAAATCGGTAGCAGTAGCAGGACGGTTGGAGAGGCTCGCACCACTCACAATGCTGTGAGAGGTAGAGAACAACTGATCGCCGTCACCAGACAGGTAACCTGTGGAGGCGGTGAACCCCGTGTTGAATGGCACCATAGCTTTAACTTGCTTGGTGTAGTTCATGGCACGGGCCAGAGCTTTGGTATATCGCGAAGACAGACTATCATACAGGTTGTCTTCCA